ATTCTCGAATCATGCAACATTCGACACATACGCGTAGATCCGCAAATCTGGCAGAAGGAAATGCTCGGCAAGGTGCCAAAGGGCGAGACTAAGCCATTCGCCAGAGCGAAAGCTAAAGAGCTATGGGCGACCGAGACATGGCTGGCAACGCCGCGCAGCAAGAAGGCACACGAAGGATTTATCGACGCTGCATTGATCGCGGAATACTATCGCAAAAAATTTATTTGACAATTCACGGCAATGCGGCATTTTCAGCGCGTTGCCATGCAACCACTCGTGAACACCGAGATGATAACAGAAAAACAAAATGCGCCGATGTGCGATTGCTTGCCGACTAATGGTCGGGTGTTCCTTGCAGTCCCATCGGCGAACCTGTTTATTAAAATGACAACAAACGAAATTGATTACGATTCATTCATTGAACAAAAGACACGCCGTGCGCAATCGCATGGATTTGACCCGCTCGCACTAACCGCTCCGCTTTTCGACTGGCAAGCTCACGTTGTGAGATGGGCTGTGAAACAAGGACGAGCAGCACTATTCGAAGATTGCGGACTCGGAAAAACCGCGCAACAACTGGAATGGGCATGGCAAGTATGCCAGCACACGGGCGGAAGCGTTTTGATTCTCACTCCGCTATCAGTCGCACATCAAACATCTCGTGAAGCTGAAAAGTTTGGTATCGTCGCGAAAGTAGCACAATCGCAAGACGACATCACAAGCGCGGGAATCTGGATCACAAACTACGAGAAGCTCGATCACTTTGATTGCTCTATTTTTGCTGGAGTTGTTCTTGATGAAAGCAGCATCCTAAAATCATTTACTGGAAAGACTCGACGAAAGCTGACAGAATGCTTTGAGAACACACCATACAAGCTATGTTGCACAGCCACCCCATCTCCAAACGATTACACCGAGTTCGGTCAACACGCTGACTTCTTAGGCATTTGCACACCAGCTCAGATGCTTTGCACTTTCTTCATAAATGACACATTTAATACCGGAGACTGGAGATTGAAGAAGCACGCTGATTCTGAATTCTGGGCATGGCTAGCGTCATGGGCAGCTTGCGTATCGAAGCCCTCAGACATTGGATTTGACGATGGAGCGTATGAATTGCCACCGCTCAATATGGAAACAATCACCGTTATGGTTGACGATTCACAAGGCGCGGATGACGGGGAACTATTTCGCAATCCAACAATGAGCGCAACTACGATGCACAAAGAGATGCGCATGACTAGTCGCGACCGATCCGCAGCAGTTGCCGATCTTGTGAACGCATCAGATGATCCGTGGATCGTATGGTGCAACACAAATGATGAATCGGAGCAACTCGCTGAAATGATTACTGATGCAATCGAGATTCGCGGAAGCAACACCGCAAAACAAAAAGAACAAGCAGCTGATGATTTTGTTGACGGCAAAATCCGAGTGATTATTAGCAAGTCATCGGTTTTTGGCTATGGCATGAATTGGCAGCATTGCAATAACGTAGCATTTGTCGGTTTATCATATTCGTTCGAGGACTTCTATCAGGCTTTGCGTCGATCGTATCGTTTCGGGCAAACAAAGCCAGTCAACGCCTACATCGTGCAAGCATCCACTGAGGGGAAGATCGTCAAAGTAATCCAACGTAAGATCCAACAGCATCAAGAAATGCAATCAAAAATGAAGATTGCGGGACAATACCTAAAAACAAACAACATCAAGCAAACCAAAATGAAAACAGATATCAACACCGAGAAAACCGAGAATTGGACAATGCACCATGGCGATTGCGTGCGAGTTGCAAAAACGATACCAGACAATAGTATTGATTTTTGTGTATTCTCGCCTCCTTTCGCTGACTTATTCACATACTCAGACGATCCACAAGACATGGGAAACTGTGAGGATACAAGCGCATTTACGAAGCATTTTGAGATACTGATTGAAGAATTGGCTCGCGTTATGGTTCCTGGACGTGAAGTAGCAGTTCATTGTCTCGACTTGCTTTCGACGAAGTGGAAGACGGGTCGAATCGAGTTCACCGACTTCTCAGGTGAAATCATTCGCGCATTTTGGCGCAACGGATTCTTGTTTCATTCTCGCATCACGATCTGGAAATCACCAGTCACCGAGATGCAAAGAACCAAGGCTCATGGGTTATTGCACAAAACTCTATGCACCGATTCTAGTGCATCGAGAGTTGGTGCTCCTGATTACTTGCTCGTATTCCGAAAAGAAGGCGAGAGCGAAAAACCAGTAGTCAAAGATCGTAGTAAATATCCCGTTGAATGGTGGCAGGAAGTCGCATCACCCGTATGGATGACAGTTGACCAAGGGCGAGTGCTGAATAAAGAGGGCGCGCGTGACAATGCAGATGAACGACACATTTGCCCGTTGCAACTCGATGTGATCGAACGAGCGATTGAACTATGGAGCAATGAAGGAGATATTGTCTATTCTCCGTTTGGTGGAATCGGAAGTGAAGGATACGGCGCACTATCGCTGAATCGCAAATTTATCGGCAGTGAGTTGAAAGAATCATATTTCAAACAAGCGTGCGAAAACCTGAAAAACGCAAAAGCACAGCTAACACTTTTCTAACATGACACCACTAAAACTACTACAATTAGTAATCCGCACGCCAAAAGGCGACATCTCACGCGATCAAATTAAGCACTTGATTTACGGAATGAGCATCTACCGAGCACTCTTCCTGCTGGAGCTAACGCAATACGACACACCAGTCCGAACTGGCGACATGCAAGCGGCATCGCAAAAGTGCTGCGATCACAGATACTTGAAAGGATGGAAAGGCCACGAGCGGTATATCACGAAGATCAAGCATGAGCAATACACGAACCCGCACTCATTCTACACTTACATTCTCACCGACAAAGGGCGTAAGGAGGCAGCGGAGATCAGCGCAAACCTTCAGGGCATGATCGACCAAATCGCCAAATCGAAAAAGATTGCTTGAGAAATTGCAAAAAATAGCGCATATTGCGCGCGTCACACGCTCACCGTGACGAGACAGGCTAAATATTTCCCCGCCATTAGGCGCAGTTCTGCGGATTCTTCGGATGATGCAGGTGAGCACTGCTACTGATGGCGGGATTTTTATTGTCCAAAATTATGAACAAACAAACGTATTACGAAAAACTAAAAGACCCAAGATGGCAGCGTAAGAGACTGCAAGTTATGAATAGAGCACATTTTTTATGTGAAAAATGTTACAATGAGAACAATACACTTAACGTGCATCACCTTTACTATATGAGCAAGCGTGATCCTTGGGATTATCCAGATTTTGCATTGATATGCATTTGCAATGAGTGCCACGCTGAAGAGCATGAAAATAAATTCAACACATTTGAAGAAACAATAGAGAGCCTGGTTGACGATCAGTTTTTCAATCCTTACATTCTTGAAATTATAAATCAAATATATTTAGCGAGGGAAAGCGGTCTTGAAATGAGCAAATTTCTTTATGATTGCTTAGAATCAATTACAAATATCAGACAAAAGCTCGAAAAAATAAACCAGCACGATAATGAGGATCAGAACAATTAAACCAGAGTTTTGGGCGCATCCCGTTATGTCCAGACAATCAGACAGCACCAAGTTGCTTGCGATTGGATTATTGAACGTAGCAGATGATGAAGGCTATTTTTTCGCAGATGCGAGAATGATACGAAATCTCATCAGACCATTGGATGACGATTCCCGTATTACTACCGTATCAATACGGGAGCTATCCGAAATAGGGTATGTCGAACTGCGAAAACATGAAAGCCATGGAGACATCGGCAGGATACCTAGTTTCCTTTTGCATCAGGTCATCAATAAGCCAAAAACAAGCAAGATAAAGGAGTTTTTCGACTACGGTAGCAATACGGTATCAATACGGGATGAATACCGTCTGGAAAGGAAAGGAACAGGGAGCAAGGGAACAGGTAAAGGAATGGAATTGATCTCTTGCCCGATTTCATCGGACGAAAATGAGATTTTGAAAATGATCTGGTCTGGTTGCCCTAAAGAGGGCAGGGAAAGAAGCGGAAAACAAAAGCTTGCTGATGCTTGGCGAAAAATACCAGCAAAAGACAAACCGACAAAAGCCATAATTGAAAACGCTTTGACAGCTTGGAACGCGAGCAATAAATGGCAAACTGGATTTTGCGAGGGAATAGAGAAATGGGTCAAGAATCGACAATGGGAGAACTTGCCAGAATCACAAGGGATGACACCCACGTCAATTCCAGACGACGAAGCCATTACACTGATGGGCGCAATCGACGGCATCAGAACGTCATGGCAAAAGATACCATGGAACAATGAGGATCGAGCCGCGCTCATAAAATACAAGGAGCAGCTCGCCGCACTCACCGATGATGACTTGCAAATCTTGAAAGCGTATTTTGAATCGACCGCCGAAGGATATTTTCGACCAGACAACCGCAGCAAATTCTGCGAATCACTCAGCGGCATCTGGACGGCCTGCGAACGCTGGAAGAATGCCACAGGCTACCGCGCGCCAAACTCAAGAGACTCACTCTATTACGGATCATGAAAACGGAAACAAAACTAATAACACGACCTTGCATCAACTGCACTCGTCCAAGCTCACGCGGCATGTTCTGCCGCTCCTGCGATGCCGTCTGGCTCATTGCCGAACGTCTCGACAACTTCCACAAAGACCCGAAAAACAGGCAAAACTTCATTGCCGATTTGCGAAAGAGTAATCTTTTCACACCGAAGTCAATTTGGAAGGATGGCGAAGCTCGAAAGGTGAAAAAACTCATGATCCTCGGTGAGCAGATGTCAGGCTTTGTGATGGGCTTCACAAGTGCCGAAATTCGCGATTTAGTGGCGAGAGGGTATAATCTATCCATCCGCAACGCAGAACGCGAGGAAAAGCACGCTGAGGCTGAACAAAAGGCATACTACGCGGGGCGGCAAGAAGTGGACAAGCTGCATTCACAGATCAAGGAGCAAACCAGAGCGAAACTGGGTCACCTCGGCGATGGATTGGACTTCCGCTCCTACCTGGGCTTCGATCCGACAAAAACTGACACGACTGATGAACAATCGTTTTAACCAGAGAACCAAAACAAAATGAACACGAACGATACCCGACCACTATCCGACTCCACCGAAGCCAACGCTCGGTTGATCGCAGCCGCGCCCAAGATTCTGGAGGCGATGATGGCAATCGAGGAACGATACATCGACGGATGCGACACCTACGAAGACTGGAGGTTCATGGGAAACACCGCCCGTGCGGCTCTTCAATTTCTGCACAACAGTCAAGATCACTAACGCTTACGTTTAGTGCATCAAATGTTCAAACAAAATGACCAAAACAAAATGAACACAGAATCAGACCAACTCCTAGAAAACACCGCGCTTGCGTTTGCAGCGCGATACACGCACAACAGAAACACGGGCGGCACGTTCGCAATCGTCCGTTGCCTAATCGCGAATTGGGATCGCATAACACCAAGCACGCAAAAAATGATTTTACGCGAGGCATACAACGAAGCGCAATACAACCGCGACGACTGGCAAAAGCTTTTCGACCACGCCAACTACAAACCAACCGAACAATGAAAACAGAATCACACACACCAAGGACGGATAATGCGCTTAGTCATGACGGCAACTGGGACACAAAAGCGTTACGAATGGCGAATCTCGCACGCCAACTAGAGCGAGAGCTAAACGAGGTGACATCAGAGCGCAATAATCTAAATGCGAGTTTAACGGCGGCGATAAGTTCATCCAATGCACGACATTTTGAGTCGATGGAACATGAAGCTAAAAGCAAGCAACTAGAGCGAGAGCTTGCCGATGCAATGGCAGCACTGCGGAACTTGACGGATGAGATCGGCAAACACGAAGGCGCAAGCATGATGCATCCACGGCTCACTAGAGCGATTGCGGCAGCTGAAAAACTACTTGAAACAAAATGAACACACTACCAAATGACGTTGCCCGCTGCGATGGCGTGGGCGATTGGGACTGGAAAGAAGGATGGGACTGGCGCGAAGGATGCGAGACATGCCTGCGCAGGACAGCACCGAGAAATGGCGACAATTCCTTCATCGAACCGCCGAAAATCGTCGCTTTTTGGTGCGAATTTCTGATTGAGTCAACAACTACAAAATGAAATACATCTCCATTTGCAGCGGCATCGAGGCCGCATCCACCGCATGGCATTCCCTTGGCTGGGAGCCACTTGCATTTTCCGAAATCGAACCATTCCCTTGCGCCGTGCTTGCCCACCACTGGCCGCATGTTCCTAACTTGGGCGATATGACTAAATATGAAAACTGGCCAACTACTATTCGACCTGACGTCATCGTCGGAGGAACACCCTGTCAAGCATTCAGCGTTGCGGGACTTCGCAAAGGACTTGCTGACCCTCGCGGCAACCTCACCCTCACATTTCTGGCAATCGTTTCACGCTATCGCCCCGAGTGGGTGGTCTGGGAGAACGTCCCCGGTGTTCTGTCAGATGGAACAGGGGCGTTTGGCTCCTTCCTCGGAGGGCTGGGGGAACTCGGGTATGGGTTCGCCTACCGCGTTCTTGACGCTCAATTCTTCGGAGTGGCCCAAAGACGCCGCCGTGT